GGGATCTCCAGCTTTTCGCAGGTGAAGGCGCATCATCAGGCGGAGATGGCGGAGGAGACGGAGCCTCAGCCGGAGCAGAATCCGGCAATGACTCCATGGAGTCTTTAGGCATTCCGAAGGAGAAACTGGAAAGATACCGGGCAGTAAAGGGCAAGCCGACTAAAAAGGATAGTCAGGGAGCTATCGAAGAACAGGCAGAGCCCATGCAGGACGCCGCTGCATTTTCCTATGAAGAACCTTCAGAGGCAGAAGGAGATGATCCGGAAGCCGGATGGAATGATATCCTCAAGAACCCGGAGTATAACCAGCGGATCCAGGACATAGTCCAGAAAAGAGTGGCTAATATGAAGTCTGCTCTTGATGCTCTGGCACCGGCCCTGGAAACTTTAGGACAGAAATACGGCATGGACGTGAGTGACATGTCTAAGCTCGATTTTGCAGAGCTGTCGAAGCGCATCTCAGAGGACGATGCTTATTTTGAGGATCGTGCAGATGAGATGGGAGCTTCCCCGGAAACTGCAAGACGGGTATTTCAGGCAGAGCTCGCAGAGAAACGCAGAGACTTGTCGGTCCAGGATGAGATGACGAGACGTCATTTTGATGATCTGTTAAGACAGGCCGAAGCACTGAAAGCAAAGATCCCCAACTTCGATCTTGATCGAGAGATGCAGGATCCGCGCTTTGTTCGCATGACTGCACCGGGAGGCGGATGGAACGTAGAACAGGCATTCAATGCCGTTCATCATGACGCCTTGGTTAAGCTGGCTACTGAGCAGGCTGCACGTCAGGCAGCACAGGCACTATCCAACAGTGTGCAGGCAGGCAAGAGTCTCCCAGCCGAAAATGGATCTGTCCAAAGGTCCGCATCTGGTACGCAAAACAAACTATACAGTCAGATGACGCCAGAAGAAAGGGCCATATACAAGGCTAATCTTATTGGCAGACGTTAACGGGAGATAAGACCTAACTCAAGGCTTTTCTCCCGGACAGAACATTAAAAAAGGAGAAAAGAAATGAGTATTTTATTCTGGAACCTGCAGCTCTTTGCTGACGCAGGTACCCTTGTCAACGCTACCGGCAACTATGTCAATGCATATTCCGGCAGCACCACCGCGTTTGATGATGCGCATACTCTTTCACCTGAGATAAAAGATTTCTATGATACAGAGCTTCTCGAAAACTCTCGTATAGATACCTATTATGCTCAGTTTGCAAAGAGAGTTACCCTTCCTGCAGGCCATGGCGGATCCGTGGAATTCCGTAAATGGAATACCTTCGAGCGCGCTGGCCAGCTTCAGGAAGGCGTGATCCCCACCGGCCAGAAATTCGGTGCTACCAGACTGACGGCATCCGTCAATCAGTTCGGTACCTACACCGCAGTTTCTGACAAACTGGAGTACAAATCCTACGATGACGTTATTGGCGGAGCAACTGAAGAGATGGGCGCTTCCCTGGCTGAGACTCAGGAAGCTCTTATCCGCGATGCTCTCTTTGCCGGCACCAACGTCCTCTATGCCAACAAGATCACTCTTGCCACAGGCACTATAGGCGATGCTCCCACATCTATGGGCGGCCTTCTCGATAATGCTACCTATGCCTGCAGACTCACTCCTGAAGTAGTCAACAAGGCAGCCACGAAGCTCAAAAAGGACAAGGCTCCGAAAATCAACGGCAAATACTACGCCGTCATCCATCCCTCTGTCGCAGAGGATCTCCGCAACAGCGATGGCTGGCTCGAAGCTCATAAGTATGCTGCTCCGAATGAGATCTTCAACGGAGAGATCGGTGAGCTCCATGGTGTCCGCTTCATCGAGGATACCTTTGCTCCCGTTTTCTGCGGAGCTGATCTGGCATCCGACAGCAGGACTCTTGCAGTCAACTATGCCACCGGCTATACCGGATCTATTACTGCTGTAGCTTTCGATGGTGGTAACGTCACTGATGACGAGCTCATAGGCCGCAAGATCATGATCAATGGTGTAGCAGCCGTTGTCACGGACAATACCGGAAGCAGCATCACCTTTGCGTCTACCAACTTCGGCAACATTGCAAATGATGCCTACATCTATCCCGGTGAAGGTGCCGGTGAAGGCGTAGCTGCCTATGCCACCTACTTCTTCGGCAAAGATGGATTTGCGATCATCGATCCGGCCCAGGGTGGAGCCGAGATGATAGTCCACGATAAATCCGAGATTGGCGGACCTCTCAATCAGTTCAGCACAATCGGATATAAATTTGAAACCAATGGTGCAACGATCCTTTATCAGGAGCGCGTCCTCCGTGTCATGAGTACGTCCTCCTACTCTGGCACTGACGAAGGCAACTGATATCGCACCGGTTTCACCGAAAATTTGGGGGCCTTTCCATAAGGCCCCTTTTTTAGAAAAGGAGATTAATCATGGCAACAGTTAAAAAAGCCAAAACCAATGAGAACAAAGCCGGCCGCGTAGAACTCCGCATTCCCAGGAACAGCGCTGACGAGGAACAGAACGTCTTCATCTCCGTCAACGGAAAAAACTATCTGATCCCCAAAGGCCAGAATGTCCTTGTTCCGCCTGAGGTAGCAGAAGAGTATTACCGCAGTGAAGAGGCAAAGGAAAGCTTCATCACTTTGGTAGAGGATCGCAGAGCTATAGACTGATACCAGAAACGGAGTAAGACATGACCATCAATGAAGCAATAACAAATATAGATGCTGTCGAGCCGAATCAGTATACACAGGATCAGAAGATAGCATGGCTCAATCAGCTTGACGGACAGATCTTTGATGAGCTGGTCCTTACTCATGAACATGATCCTGAGACAGTATTTGAGCCTTATACAGATACAACTGCAACACTTCTGGTGACATTTCCGTATGATTCAGAGATCTACGAATATTATCTCAAGGCCATGATAACCGAGGCAAACCATGAGACAGTCAAATACAATGTGGCAATGTCTCTGTTTAATGCGGCCTATTCCAGATACTGCGCTTGGTATAACCGGAACCATCATCCGATCCCTAAATTTCCGAAAAACCGGCTGCATTTTTAAGGGGGTGCTCTTATGCCTTTTCTTCCCCAGATCAACACATCTAATACCAGCCGTGAATTCATAGATACATTTACCGGTTATAACCATAATCACAAGATCGGCAATGGAGAATTCTATGATACTGAGAATCTGACGAATGACTACTATCCGCTGCTCTCCACAAGGAGAAAACGCGGAACCATTGCCTCTCTTACAGCCGGCCAGGGCATGATCCAGAAGGATGCTCTGGCATATATTGATAACGGCACACTGTATTTCAACGGAATTGCCACAAACCTAACAGGCATCAGTTCCGGAGAGAAACAGCTTATCGGTATGGGTGCATATATATGCATTTTCCCTGATAAGCTCTATTTCAATACTCAGAACCAGTCCGATTACGGCAGCATGGAAACTCACTACGCCAACTGCCTTGACGGATCCACAGCATCAGTTACCTACGAGGCATGCAAGAGTGACGGCACACTATACACCGGAAGGACTGTATCAACTGAGGAACCTGCGGATCCGGAGAATGGAGACATCTGGGTAGACGTATCTTCAGGAACGTACTATGAATACAGTTCGGTCCAGGTAATGTGGGTAGAGGTGATGACTGTCTATACCAAGATCACATTTACCACCATGGGCCAGCTCGATGTCAATGACTATGACGGAGTAGTTATAAACGGATGCCCGGTAGACGATCTGAACGGCAACAAGATCATATATGCTCATGGCGGAAGCGCGGAAGACAACATTTATGACTACATCGTTGTTGTAGGCGTTCTCCAGAACGATCTCCAGTCTATCCTGGGAAGGATTACCATAGACCGGAATGTTCCTGACATGGACTACGTCTGTGAGGCTCAGAACAGGCTTTGGGGATGCTTCTACGGAAATGACGGATCCCAGAACCTGAACGAGATCTACTGCTGTGCTCTGGGAGATTTCAAAAACTGGAGACAATATCTTGGAGTATCCACTGACTCATGGACAGCATCCGTAGGATCTGACGGAGTCTGGACTGGAGCAATTAACTATCTTGGATATCCTACTTTCTTCAAGGAAAACTGCATCCATCGTGTTGCAATTTCCGGAGAAGGTGCACATCAGCTTATCGAGACTGATTGCAGAGGCGTACAGTTTGGAAGCTCGAAATCTCTCCAGATCGTAGGGGAGACTCTTTACTACAAGAGCAGAACGGATATCTGCGCTTATCAGGGTGGATTTCCTCAGAGCATTTCGTCTCCGCTTGGGGATGAGAAATTCTATGATGCCTCTGCAGGGTCCTTTGGCACAAAGTATTACATCAGCATGAGAGATCCGGACAACAACTGGAATCTGTTTGTGTTTGATACATCCAAAGGATTATGGATCCGGGAAGACGATCTTCACGTCAAATTCTTTGCTGCCGTAGATGACGAGCTTTACGGCATCACTGCTGAGACTCAGGACAATACTACTGTATATAAACTGATGGCTCTTAACGGATCTGCCGGCACTCCTGAGGAATCCATAAGATGGAAGGCAGAAAGTGGACTCCAATATTACCAGTATCCTGACATGAAATATGTCAGCAGATACAACTTCAGGATGAGATGTACCGGTATAGTCAAGCTCTATATCGAGTATGACTCTTCAGGAACATGGATAGAATCCGGACAGATTAACCTGAAGGATAGATTCGATACTGTGACTATTCCGGTAAAGCCAAGACGATGCGATCATCTTAAATTCAAGCTTGAAGGCACCGGTGAGGTAAAACTCTATTCAATCGCCAGGATCTTTGAGATAGGGAGTGATTACTGATGGCATCCTTAACAACGCATGAGCTTCCACCTATACTTACCGGAACGGAGCAGCAACAGCTTGCATCGATCAGGGATTATCTTGTTCGCATGGCACAAAGCCTGAATGCTGTCCAGAATATGCCTTCTGTCACTACCGGCATGAGCGCTTCTGCAGCAAAAAAAAAGACCGATGAGCTCCAGCAGCAGGCCACGGACCTGAAGAGTTTGATCCTCAAGACTGCGGATGCTATGGATATAAGGATCCAGACAAACAGTTATGACATTTCAGTTCTTGGAGATACTATAGAAAACGTCAAAACCACATATGTCACATCGGATTATCTCAATGGCACCTATATGAACACTGTGCAGCAGACTATCGACAACACAGTAAACAATATCGTTGAGAGCTACGATTATAAGGATATCGTAACAGGCATTGTCGGAGATGATATCAACGCACTCCAGCGCTTTGCCACATTGGTAAAAGGCGAGATCCGCAGAGGCATGATATATGATGCCTCTCTTGGTACTGATGTTCTTGGCATTGCAATTTCCCAGAGCATGGAATTTTACGAAAACGATCCAGACCATCCGCCCAGAAAAGAAGGCGAAGTTGAATACTACAGGATTAAGACAAATCAGACATTTGGATTCTACACGTCCTACGGATGGCAGTTCTACGTCAACGGACAAAAGGTAGGATGGTTTGACAGTACAGACTCCCATGCTGCTCTTCACATAGCTTCAGCTATAGTCGAGAACGGCATACGATTTGGCGAAGACTGGATCATCGATCAGAACACTAACGGCATAGGATTCCGATATATAGGGAGTTAATCATGGCAACAGCTAAACTATGGTGGAACGGATCTTCATGGGTTACATCATCGGCATATTGCGTAAATGAGAAAATAGACGGGAATATGCAGCTTGGAGTTAAGCATATGATTCAGATCGTTGCATATGACGATGCTACGATCAAGATGAATCAGGCCTTCCAAGCTTACCAGACTGCTTCTATCTATTTCAGTGTAAACATGACAAATTCTCCCGTCACAGTTAAGTCCGGAAGCACCACAATAGGCTCCAGCTCGTTTACCAATAAAGATGTAACAAACTACTCCAGCTTTTCTTATTCTGGCACTGCAGCTGCAAACGGAGTAGAAAACTATACTACCCATCAAAGTGGAAACATTCCTTTCTCTGGGAACATTCCGTCTTCTGGAACCTTACCAAATCCTTTTAAAACCATTACATACAATGCGAATGGCGGATCCGGAGCTCCTGCTTCAAAAACAACAACTCCCGGAACGGTAACTCTGTCAACTACCAAGCCTACGAGGACCGGTTATTCATTCCTTGGGTGGAGCACATCGCCATCAGCTACATCCGCATCTTACTCAGCCGGCGGAAGCTTTAACCTTACGGCAAATACTACGCTATATGCTGTATGGAAGGCAAACACGTATACCCTTACTAAAAGCA